GTGTGGCCTGAGCGATGACGCGCCGGTCACTGTCACCGCTGACAGCGGCGGCACCCTGCCCGGTGGCCTGACGGCTGGCACCTTGTACTACGTGGATAGCGTGACCAGCTCCACGATCACGCTGCATACCGCTGCAGCGGTGGCCGCTGGCAACCGGGTAAACATCACCAGCACCGGCAGCGGCACGCTACGCATCCGCAAGTGTGCTGGCAGTGTCTACGGCATTCTTAGCGAAACAGCGCAGGTGACCGTCAGCAATGGCCAGACCATTGGCTACAGCGTCAAGGTAGCGGTGAACGACTAATGGCTGAGCCTCAGGTCAATGTCCAGGTCAGCGGCAGAAGCGGCAGCGATCTGCGGCAGCGCTTGCAAGATGTCGTTGATGCCAATCGCATTGCAATGAACCTGCGCACGCAGAATCGAATCACGGTCTTAAAGGCCAAGAATGGTTAGGCCACCGGTCAGGTTTCGCCCTGCTGCACGGCGCACGAGCGGCGACTTGGTGCCGGTGTTTTTTGTAGAGGACAATATTTACGGCGCCGATAGCACGAACCAAGAGAATACGCTGGTCGATGTAATCAGTGGCACGCAAGACGGTGGAGTTGTCGCCAGCTACAACGTACTAAACGATGCGCCGCGCACTTTAGCGCCAACAGCATCAAAAGGTCTTCTTGCAGTCTTAAAAGACGCCATCATTGCTGAGCCGCTTGAGGGCGAAACCTTTTTTGAAGAGTCAGAAACAATCAAAGAAATCAACAGGGTCAGCACTGTGGCCCATCAAGTAATCGACGGCATGGCATACTCCTTCTATTTGCGCTCTCACATGGTGGAGCATAAGGCCTATGTTCGGTATCAGTACTTTACTGATTTACACCCAGGGGGCATCGGCCCCATATTCACGGATACAATAATCCATGTGTTGGACTACATTATAGACATCGCAATCTTCAAGGTTAACCTAACCACCGGCGCACTGACTACAAGCGTGCATCCTGTAGAAGAATACTCAGCAGTGCCCAAACGCGCGGTCGGAAGCTTGGGCACCTACCTTATGGTTGGTGATGGGTCAAGGAGTCGGTATCCATCTTCTGTTGCAATACATGCGGCCTTGTCGGAGGACCACCCTTTCAAGAGCTGCGGCTCTGCATTGTGGAGCAGAAATAACACAAGCGAAGTTTCCTCGTTTCAATCTTATGCTGACCGCTTGCTAAAGGACATTTTTCTTGATGGGGCTCACGACTTGGATTTTTATTACTACCAAACCCAACCTAGCATGTTTAATTTGTTGGGTCTTAATACCATTGCGAGCAGGCGGCTTGTAAGCAAAGCTCTATTTGTAGGTGGACTTGACGAAGTTTATGAGTTAAGCAGCTATCAGCCTGGCAATGGCGGCACTTGCGCCACGTATCGGGACATTGCCGAAATCTGGACTGACTCGTACAGCAACTATCGGCCAGAGAACGTGCTGGACCGTGAGGATGTGTTTGCCGATCTTGACGGCCTAACCGCAGCCGATCAAGACCTATTCCTCTCAACGACCTATCAGCCGCCTGGCTCCATCGCACCGGGCACCTCCACAGCTGGCAGCACGTCGGCGGCCAGCTATTTCATGGAAACGGACGCGACGAGCCTACTCAGCTTTGTTGATAACCAGAGCGTCGCTGTGCGTTATTGGATCCCTGATTAACTAGCGTTAGCCTTCTTAGTAGTTACTAGCCCGCATGTCGGACACTATCGACAGCCAAGAGATTGCAGCAGCACCCGAACCACCAGCGCCGGAACCGTTGGGGGCCTCTGGTTTGGCTGCTCTGGAAAAGGAACGCGAGGCTCGCCGTCAAGCCGAACGCCGCCTAGAGGCGATTGAAAAGCAGCTGCAGGGCTTGGATCCTGATCAGCTGCGCGGCATCAAGGAAGCGCAAGAACGGGAAGAGCGGCTGCGCTCCGAGATGGATCAGCGCATCAAGGAAGCCGCCGAAACCGCCAAGGCTGAGGCCTATGCGCAGGTGAAGATCAAGGATCAAAAGCTGGCTGAAGCGCTGGCGGAGAAGTCGGAGCTGTACAGGCAGCAGGCACTCGCCAATGCCTTTCAAGCCGCTGGTGGCCGCAGTGGTGGCGCTGAGGATGGCATCACCTACTTCAACGCCTTGATGGGTGCGGTGGGCAGTCGCTTCAAGGTGAACGACGCTGGCGATGTGGTGGTGATCAATGCCAACGGTGAGCCGATGCTCAACGACAACGGCGATGCGTTGACCCCTACGGCGTACCTAGAGCAGCTGAAGACCCACCCGGTCTACGGCCACTTCTTTGCACCCACCAGCAACGGCCACGGCGGCGGAATGCGTGGCACCGGCAACCTGACCAACGGCAGCCTGCAAGGCATGAGCGCCATGGACAAGATCAGCTTTGGCCTGAGCTAATGACGCTCGATCTTCCTTTTGTCGTTGCACCACCGAAGCGCAAGACGCAGCGCATCGGCAGCAAAGAGACCGGCATCTTGGAGCTACCGGTGCTTGGCTCGCTGCAAGTGGGTGAAGTGATCACTGTCAGCGATCTGACCGGTGAAACCGATGCAGCCGTGGTGGTGGCGGCCAAGCTGGCGCAGCGCATCAGCGCTGAGCAGGACATCACGATCTTGGAAGCCTTTGCCTTGGTGGAAGGGGCAGCCGTGGGCCGTGAGATGAGCGAGCAGCAAGAGGCGATCAAGCTGCGCTACCTGCCGGAGATCGCAGAGCTGACTAAGACCTACATCCAACGCGGCCGCGAGCGAATGCTGGCCAGCGTGACGGCCTTGGGGCGTCATCGGCTGGAGCGGCCGGAGTGGGGCATGGAGCAGACCATGACGCTGCCGCAGCCGTTGATGGATGCCCTGTTTGGCTTCTTTGAGCAGGAGCGCACAGCGGCCGAGCCCGATAGTGCGGCACCACCCTCTGAGGAGGAGATAAAAAAGCGGCCGCCGGGGACTGGAAGCAAAGCCGCATAGATTGGCCGGCGCTGTTTTGGGCGCTGTGCCGAGCCTTCCCCGGCCAGTTCCACCGCGACACCTTTGCCCAAGAGAAGGTGGCGGTGGTGCTTGCGGCGCCTCGCCAACTGCTGGAGCTAGAGCGGCAGCAGCTGCAGCTGCAGGAACTGCAAGGCGCACAGCTCTGCAGCCTGCTCTACAACATCAACCGCGACCAACGCAAAGGCAAAGCAACTAGCCATCAGGACTGGCTGTTCTTCCGTCAGGAGGTACGCGAGGATGCGGATCAGCTGCCGGCGGTGGTGGCGCATGTGTGCCTAGCGCTGCGCCATGAAGACAAGCTGCCGCCGCTGTTAATCGGCATCTGGAAGGACGTGCTCAAGCGCTCTGCGGTCGCGGCTGAGCTGCCGGAGATCCGGGCGCTGGTGAGTGAAGATCGCTGCGTCGTGATGGTGGCCCCGAGCTGGGAAGGCAGCAACCTGCGCGGCTTCCTCGCGGTCAAGGGTCACAGCCGCCACGAGCTGATCAGCTTGGTGGACATTGATCGACCGATGCTGCGCTACAGCTTTAAGCTTCCCGGCCACATCCAGCCCGTTCACTTTGAATCCGGTGTGCTGCTGGTCAATCAAGAGGCCAGTAGCAGCCGGCTGTTAGGGGCAAGTTCAACGTAAAGCTCAGGCGTGGACATCCTTGCGCTACGGGGAGCCCTTGCCACGGCCCTCACTGCACACCTCGGCACCTACACCCTCGGCAATGGCACCACGACGCCGGCGCTAGTGGTGCGGGATCCAGGGCAAGGGATGACCGCTGGCACCACGGTGAGCGGCTTGGAGGTGGTGATCAGCAGCGTGCCGGAGCTGGAGCAACAGCTGCAGTACAAAGACAGCCCGTTCGTGCAGACTTGGAACGTGTTCCTGGTGGACTGGGGCGGCGCTGATCTTGAGGGTGCGGCGGCATTGGTGCAGGCGGGTTTTCCAGGCACCACGGCGGTGATCTTGGCGGTCACTGAAGACATCGGCCCGAAGCGTCAAACGCAGCTGAGAATTCCGCTCAGCCGCGTTGGCGGGGAGTTTGCTTTTCAAGTGCCACCGACGCTGCAGGTGCAGAGCGTCAACGGTCAACCCGGCCACGTCAGCCTTGGCCTGGCAGATCTTAACGATGTGGACGACACCGGGCTGGTGGATGACGCGGTGCTGGTGTGGGATGCAGCCAGCAGCATCTGGAAGGTCAACATTCACACCACGTTGACCTTGACCGATGGAGGGCACTGGTAGGGGCAAGTTCAAACAAAGACCCTGCTAGCCCGTGGCGAACACGATCCGTATCAAACGCCGTGCCATTGGTGGCGGCAGCGGTGCGCCGAGCAGCTTGGCAAATGCTGAGCTGGCCTTCAACGAAGACAGCCAGATTCTCTATTACGGCCTGGGCACTGGCGGCTCTTACGGAACGGCGACAAGCGCGTTGGCGATTGGTGGCCCTGGGGCGTTTATCAGTTCAGCGACGACGCGCAACGCCAACTTGGTGCTGGCGGGTCCAGCAAGTGGCTCCGCTGCAGCGCCCACCTTCCGCAGCTTGGTGGCTGGTGACATCCCAGACCTAGGCAGCGTCTACCTGGCGCTGGCCGGTGGCACCCTCTCCGGGAACCTGACCGTCTCCGGCAACCTGACCGTTAACGGCACCACCACCACGATCAACTCCACCGTGGTCTCGGTGGATGACAAGACCTTTGAGCTGGGTGCTGTCACCAGCCCTGACGACTCCACCGCTGATGGCGGTGGCTTGGTGCTGAAGGGGGCCACCGACAAGACTTGGCTCTGGGTGGATGCCACCGATGCGTGGACTAGCAGCGAGCACATCAACCTTGCGCTTGGTAAGAGCTATCACATCAACGGCACAGCGGTGCTGTCGGGCTCTGCGCTGGGTTCTGGTGTCACCAGCTCCAGCCTGACCAGTGTGGGCACGCTCACTACAGGAACACTGGGCGAAGGGTTCACGACGGTGGCGGTTGTACGCGGCGGCACTGGTGTCACCGAATTGACGGGCTTGGTCAAAGCCAACGGCGTCAGTGCATTTACTGCCGCAGTGGAAGGCACGGACTACCTTGGCCCAAATGCAACCCTAGATGGGGGTACGTTCTGATCACAGGCAAGTTCAGGTGTCCGGCTACATAGCCACGTAAGGACTGCCTGATGGCCAATCTGATCAAACTGAAACGATCAGCGGTCGCTGGAAAAGCGCCTGTTGTTGGTGATCTTGAACTGGGTGAGCTTGCGCTCAACACCTACGACGGCAAGCTCTACACCAAGAAAGACAATGGCACCGCCAGCATTGTTGAGCTATCGGGCGGTAGTGGTGGCGGCGGGCCGATTGCAGAGACCGCGCAGGTGATCAGCCAAAACATCACCCTTTCAGCCAACACTAATGGGTTGTCGCTGTATGCGGTGGAAGTCGCCAGCGGCTACAGCGTGGAAGTGCCAATCACTTCAACTTGGACCATCGCGAACTTCTGAGCCATGTCCTACGGATCCGTTAAGGTTGATTCCATTGTCACCAGCACCAAAACGGTGACGGTGGACAATGTTGCGGCAACTAATGCAGCGCAGACCTTTACAGCAGCCCAGCGTGCAGCGATCACTACGCTGACCGACGCCACCAATATCAGCGTCAATTTTGCACCCC